AACCGGGTGGAAAAAAATGCAGCGATGGACCTACAGCAGATCAGCGCTACCGAAACGAACGACGCCGCCCGGATTGACCTGGTGCGAGTGCTTAGCCACATCCGGGAGGAAGGACAGGCCAGCGATGGGAGGAAGGGCCGTGCTGACCTTTTGCAGGTCGCTCCATGCCTTGTCGGCTTCCTCGGAGAGCTGCTGCTGGAAGTAGTCGGTGCGGGGGGCGGCGGCTTCAAGCCAGCCAAGGCATTCCGCTTCGTGCTCGGTCAACGGTTCGCAGCAAGCGAAGCAAGGCGGCGAGATACAGCAGCGGCAACCACCGCGATGCTCCACAAGTCGCGCGAACATGTCACTGTCGTTGGCGAGAGCTTCGCTAAGCGCTTCCAACTGCTTGGTCTGTTCCATGATGGGTTCCTTGGTGGGTTAGGCGGGGGATGCAGGTGCCGTGCTGGCGAGTGCGCTATGGGGTACTGGGCGGCGTGTGAGAGGCGGTCAGGCGGCACGCCGGTACGTTGTGCCGTTGCTGCGGATCGCGTAGCCGTTGGCCTCGATGAACGCCTGACGGGCCGCCACGGCTTCTTCTTCCGACGCGAACATGCCGACGATGTTCTTGCCGACCTTGGCCTTGAAGGGGCGCGACAGGCCGGGGTACAGGTTGAATACGCCAGGATTCGCCTTGGTCTTGCCGCTCCACTTCTTGACGGCTTCGGCGCTGTTCTCGGTGGCAAGCTGAATGTGGACGTTGCCCACCTCGTAGCCGCCAGAGTCCTTGATGCGGGACATGACGTATTTGCCCTTGCCGCGCCCGCGCTGCTCAAACTTCCCGCTCTCCTGCCAGATGTCGATCCACTGAGCGAAGGACAGATGCCACTCAATGCCGCGATTACGGGCGGCGTTGGCTTGGCTACGGTAGGCCGCGACAGCGCCACACTTGCGCCATTCGTTCATGGCCTCGACGGGCAGCCCGTAGGCGGCGAGGCTGCGAGCGTTGCGCTGAACGTCGCGGGCGGTCTGCTTGGCCTCAGTCGTTTTGTGCTGTCCGCCCTGATCCCAAGTGACGCCATGCTTGCGCAGCAATTGCCGGACGCGCTCGCGGGTGATCTGGAAAACGTCGCCGATCTTCTGGAGGGTGAGCCCTTGGCGGTACATGGACGCCATGCGCTCGATGCTGGCGATGTCCCTGCGGGCGCAGCCGTTGTCCTTGCGCCCATCCGCGACCGTGATCCCGTTGCGCTTGGCCCAGCGGTGAATCGTGGGGCGGGTCACGCCAAGAGAGGCGGCAATCTCCGACATGCTTTTGCCCTCGCTCGCGAGGGTGAAGGCTTGGGGGAGGATGAAGGCGCGGCGGCTCATTGGGCGACCGCCTTCTTGGCGAGCTGCCGCTTGGCCTTGGTGGAAAGCTCCGCGAGCTTCTGCCCGATGGAGTACCGGGGATTCGGGTTCTTCCCGGTGCCAATTTCGCAGATGGTGGACTGCGAGCAGTTGCACAGTTCCGCAAGCCGGGCTTGGCTGTAGCCCGCCTCTTTGAGCAACGCCATGGTTTCAACCCAATTCATCATGCCCCGAGTGTATCGGAGCGCCGATATTTGCGCTATCGGTTATCCGACAGACGGTACCGCTACCGTATCGGTTATGGCTTCCAAGCGTGAACGAACCGAATACGGAGAGCGCCTTTTCCAGGCGCGCACCAAGGCGAAGCTCACGCAGCCGCAGTTAGCGAAGGCTGCGGGGATGGCTCAGAGCACCCTGGCGGAACTGGAGTACATCGGCAGCGGGTCTTCCTTCACGGCGCAGATAGCCAACGCCTGCGGCGTCCGGGCAGAATGGCTCGCCAATGGGGAGGGGCCGATGGTGGATCAGCCTTTGGAACTGCGGCCCGAAGTCATCGCTGCGGCGAAGCAAATCAACGACCTGACCGACAAGCAGCGCGCTTGGGTCTTGTCAACGCTTGTCCATGTGTTGGAAGTCGCCCACGAGACTTTCACGGTGAATACTTCTGCGCTAGATCAAACGGATGAGGAACCGAACCGTCCTACGACGCCGTTACAGAAAAGCGCTTAAGTGGTTGATTTTTATCAGTTTGTTCCTGGTCAGTGGTTGCTACTTGATTGCCTCCGGAGCACATTCGATGCTCAACAGGAGGTTGCATGAAATTGGTGCATTTGGGAGAGGTTCGCGATCTGCTGGCGCAATGGGAGCGGGTCCGCGACTCGGTGAGAGGCGGCAAGACGCGAGGATTCGCCATTGCGCTCCAAGACGAGGATGGCCGAGAGGTCATCTATACAGGCGGGACGTACAAGGCAGATCCCGCCTCCGCCATGAAGTCAACGCTACGGCTTTCGGCAGCGCTGGTTGACGCGAACGACCCGCCGCCGCAAGCACTGTCAGAACGCAGGTTCAAGTAGTACCGCGCCCGTGCGGATCGCGGGTTCTACTGGAGAGAGCATGCATAAACTCGCAGTCATCATCCTGGCGGGCGCGGTGTCACCCGCGTTCGCCCAGACCTACGTCGCGCCGCATGTCCGCAAGGACGGCACCTACGTGCAGGGCCACACCCGCACCAAGCCGAACAACACCGTAGACGACAACTACGGCACCAAGGGGAATTACAACCCCTACACCGGTCAGAGCGGCACCCAGCCCCGCTCCTATGAGCAACCCATGCCTGCGCCCTCCTACGGGCAGCAATGCGGGTACACATCGAACGGGCGCTACGTCTGTCGATAGACCGGCCCAGCTCCTGACCGACCCGCTTCGGCGGGTTTTTTGTTCTCTGCGGGTTTTTCCCGCCGACCGTTTATCGGATGGTTGCCGATATTTATCGGAATACCGTTGCGACCTCTTGCGCGCCTCTATCGGTTGGCCGATACTCCAATCACGCCGTCGCAAACACGGCGCTAACAGGAGAAGCAGATGCAAGCGCAATCGTTCACCCTCGGTCAACTGCCCGTCACGATCACGCAACCCGAGTGGGCCGCTCAGCGCGGTCGCTTTGTCGCAGGCGTGGTCATCGGCAGCAATCGCTACAGCGCAGAGGGCAAGACGCCCGAGCGTGCCGCCCGCTGGCTGCGGGTGAAGAACGCTGGTCTGTTCGCCTACAGCGATGCCTGCCTGACGATGTGCTTTGCCGACGCTGCCAAAGCCCGCCGCGCAGCCATTCGCGCCGCCCTCGCCCACTAGCCCCCAGCCTGAAGCATCGCGTGCGGTGCTTTGGATTGATGACTATCACGCCGTCGCAAACACGGCAGAAGGAGCGCAGATGCGAGATGACTCACAAAACGATGGCGGCCCGGCGTTCCATGAAGTGCCCGCCGACTGCAACGGCTACGAAGGCCGTCCCGGCATGACGCTGCGCGACTACTTCGCGGCGAAGGCGATGGAGGCATTCGCTGCCGGCGCTCAGAACATGGGCGACATGGATAGGGCCGAAGTGCGCCGCCAGTTCGACCTGGTTGGCGACTTCGCTTACCTGATGGCGGACTCGATGCTCAAGGCGAGGTCCGCATGACCCGCACCTTCACCACCACCCTTGACTTAGCGCTGCTTGATGGCGCGAGCGGGCATCTGGAGATCGAAGTCGAGTTTGAGCACACCCGCGAAAGCGGCGATGGCTTCCACGAACAGCACCACCCCGCCGATGTCGAACTGCTGCGCGTTACGGCTGATCCGGTGTTCGGCCCCGAAGTAGACCTTCTCCCCCTGTTTGGAAAGCGCATCAAAGAGAGCCTTTGCCAGATGGCTTTGGAGAGCTTGGAGGAGACGGTATGAGCAAGCACACGCCGGGCAGCATCGCCGCCCTCGCGGAGGAGGCTCGCATGATGCCGTGGGAGCAATCCACCACGGACGTGCCGTTCAGCGCCCGGTACGCATTCCAGCAGGCGATCACAGCTGACCACTACATGGAACTGCTGGAGGCGCTGCGTGACCTCGCCGACGCTGGTGAGGAGGCGTGGGGTGGCGAGCGCCCGTGCGTTAGTTGGGCTCGCACTGTCATCGCCAAAGCAACCGGAGAGTCCGCATGACCGCCACGCTGACCCGCTCCGAGAACCGCCAGCGCATCGACCTCCTGGAAGCGCGGGAGAGCGTTCTTAGGGCGATTGATGACGTTTCCTTCGTCGAGTGGGAGCCGGGAGACCGCGACGAGATGAACCTTGCTGTGACCGACCGGAACGGCGCGCAGCTTTCCATCACTTTCGTTAACGCGCTGCCGCAAGAAGTCGTCCTTGCTGGCTTGCAGGCGATGCGCAAAGCACTGGAGGAGAAGCTGTGAATCAAGACCATTTGGCCGCGCCCTCTGATGGCGGCAAGAAGTCCCCGCAAAGCGTAATGATGTCGGCCTACGCGCTCTGTCCGACCGACATGAGCCACCCTGCCCGCATGGCTTGGATGGCTGACTACTTCCTGAGGAAGTACGACGCCCGCCCCGTGGCCGCGCCCTCTGATGGGGAGCGGGAAGCGCGTCCGTTGTTCGATCCGAACTCTCCCCGCGAAGGATACGTGTCCGATGCGGAATGGGCTGCGCGGCGAGCCGCAAAGACGGACACCTGCGAGCAGCGCCTGCGCGATGTGTTGGCCGTGGTTCAGGAATATCTGCCGCCCGATGGGCTCGACGCCGAAGAGGCAATGAGCCGTATCACCGCGCTGGTAGACCCTATGCCTGCCGCTTCTGCCGCCCGTAGCGCTGAAATCCAGCAGCTCAGAGAGGACGCGGAACGGTATCGCTGGCTGCGCAGTCATGGCCGATGCGATGGCAAGCACCCACAAGGCGTGGACATTGGCGACCGCCTCAAGTCGCAGGTTTCGTTCCGCTACTGGATCGAACCCAACGCCCTTGACGCCGCGATTGACAAGGACCGTTTTGCCTTCAAGGAGTCGAAGCAATGACTCCCCACGAATACCGTCAGGGCAGGGAGTCGGAAGCATGCCGCCAAGCAACGATTGCCGCTTATCTCGGACTGTGGGATGCCATCAGGGGCGGCAAGTACCCGCTGCTGTTTCTGGTGGTGTGGACGGGCTTCTGCGCTTTGGTGGTCGCATGATGGCCGTCCTTGGCCTCATCGCAGGCAACTTCATCTACCAGCTACTGCTGGACACGCCCAACTACATGGTAGCGGCTGAGCGCAGCTTCTTCATGGTCGGAGCGGTTGCGGTCTACGTCGCCCTCCAGAAGTTTGGAGGCCGCGCATGATGCGCGCCGCCGTCCGAGTCTTGCGGCTTCTGCCAGCCCGTATCGAGCTGGAGTACCTGCGCGCCGCTCAGCGCCAGATCCACCCCTTGCACCCCGATGTGGCGTTCATCGCCCTGCGCATCAACGAACTGGAGGACATCTTTCATGGGTAACACCAGCTTGTTCGGACTCTACCGGCACTACCGCACCGTCTCGCGCTACCCGCGCCTGCGTGCGCTGCGTCGTGCTCTGTGGGCGTGGCTGTGATGGACAACACACCCGATTACGGCTTTCGTGCCTATGTCATCGGAGCCTGCCTCATTGCTCTGATCATCTTTTCCGTGTGGGCCTATCACACATGGCCTCTTGCCTTTGACCTGGCGAGGTGAGGAATGTCCGAGTGGCAACGAGCGCAGCAATGGTTAGAGGAACAGGAACAACAGGAGAGCCAATATGAGTGTCTATCAAAAACTGAACGATGCGCGGGAGAAGTTTCACGCGCTCAAGCTGACCAAGACCGGCGAAAACAAGTTCGCAGGCTACAAGTACTTCGAGCTGGGGGACTTTCTGATTCCGGCCCTACAAGTTTTCCGTGAGGTTGGCTTGTGCGCCTACGTGTCCTTCGACAAGGACATCGCCACCATGACCATCGTGGATCTGGAGTCGAACACCAACATGGAGATCACCTCCCCGATGGGTTCGGCAGCGCTCAAGGGGTGCCACGAAGTGCAGAACATCGGCGCGGTGGAGACGTACCAGCGGCGGTATCTGTGGGTTGCTGCGCTGGAGATTGTCGAGCACGACGCACTGGACGCGACTACCGGCAAGGACAACGACCTGACTAAGGCCGGGTCTGTTCGTCACGCCGTCCGCGATGGCATCGGCGAAGACCTGCCGGACGACTGGAAGAACTACCTGACGGAACTTGCGGCGGAAGTGGCCGAGATGGTCAGTACCGGCAACGCCGTCCAAGGGGCCCAGCGCATCGCCAAAGACAAGCTGGACGCCGACCAGCGCACCTACTTGGAAAACAAGATGGATTCCAAGACCCGCTCTGCCATCAAGAAGGCGGAAGCGGAGATTCGCAACACGTTCAACAGCAAGGAAAAGGCGACGGCATGAGCTACCAGCAACGAGACAACAGTGGCGCACTGTTCAAGAACGACAAGGGCGACAACCCGAGCCGCCCTGACTATCGCGGGGATGTGATGGTGGACGGGCAGCAGTACGAGGTCGCCGCCTGGATTAAAGAGGGCAACAAGGGGAAGTTCATGTCCCTTTCGCTGAAGCCGAAGGAAGACCAACAGCGCCAGGCACCGCCGCAGCGTCAAGCGCCCACGCGGCAGGCACCGAGCCGCAGCCAATCCGCAGCGCCGGACATGGATGACGTGCCGTTCAGTAACCCCCTTGCTGGCCGCGCCTGGCTGGCGATGTAGCAATGAGGCCCGTCCCTCCCTCTCGCGTTACCACGCTCAAAGGCAAAGAGGAGCGAGTAGAGGTGACGGGCCACCCCTTTGGAGAACTGATGAATTCCTCTCCCAACTCAGAGAGCGGGGGCAAGGACTGCGCCTGCGTGATGGAGGAAAAGCAATGACCGGAGCGCAAGACCCCCTTTACGAGCAGGCCGTTGCCATCGTGCGCGAGCACAAGCGCGGCAGCATCAGCCTCGTCCAACGCCACCTTCAAATTGGCTACAACCGCGCGTATCACATGATCGACGCGATGGTGGGGACGGTCCTGACAGACATGCCGCCCATCGGTAAAGTCATACCCGCAGAGCGCCCGCTGTGCGCCGTGCGCGGCCTCATTCGCCCCGGGGCCATGTGCGGCAGCGTCATCGTCGGCGGTGAGCTGTGCGGCTTCAAAGGCAAGTGCGAACACCAGCGTGCCGCCTGCGTGACGGAGGTGAGCCGTGGCTAATCGCATCACCGTGACGGAGCGCGAGCCCGACCCCGGCCAGAAATGGAAGTGCGGCGACGAGTTCCTGCCGTTTCATCCCCAGGCGTCTCATGTGCCGCCCGATTACCGCGACGGCTGGAATCGGTGCTACTGGATGGCCGTGCGCTGTCCCTGCGGTGGATCTAGAAAAGAGTTGTGGGGGCGGCCCTGCCGTTTCTGCACAGACGCCGCTTCCCTTCCAGTCACCCATGAAGCACAGAAGGAGACGCCACATGGCTGACGCAACCGAAGCCTTGCGGCTGTTGGACCAGTTGCGCGAGGAGGAATGGAAGTCGGGCCTGCATCGCACCGCGTCGAAGGCGGAACAGGCGAATGCGACGGCGGCGCTTCTGCGCACAGAAATCGAACGCCTCGCCACCTCTCCCGCTTCCCCATCGCAACCCATGACGCCGGAGCACGCACAGCAGGCTTTCGCGCATGTGGGATGCACCGCTGGCGTGAAGGTGGAGGGCAGCGCCCATGCCTGAGCGCATTCAACTATCCCGCGCGAAGGGCTGGCGGATGCCTCCTAACACCGTGAAGGTGGACCGCACGACCCGCTACGGCAACGACTTCATCATGGCCCACGAAGGCACGCGGGCCGATGCTGTCGCCAGCTTCCGCGCAAAGGCCATCGCCCAGCACGAAGCCTCCCCCGAGTGGTACGCGCCGCTACGCGGCAAGAACCTTGCCTGCTGGTGCCCGCTCGACAAGGCATGCCACGCCGACGTGCTGCTGGAACTGGCAAACGCGCCTGCTGGCGTGATGGTGGATCCCGAAGTGTTCCCTGAAGGTTCTGGCCCGTTCACCGTGGAGCGCCTGCTGGAGCTGGTCCGCACTCTGCCGCCGCGCTCGATGCGAAAGGAGCGCAACGCCTACCTGGTGGAAATCGAACTCATCGCGGCGACTCTCCGTGATGGCGTGTCAGGCGCCGGCCATCAGACGAAAAGCGCGCACACCCCGATGTCCGTTCCTAACTCTCAGGGGTAGAGGAGTGAGTGACATGAAGCGAATCGGAAGACCTCGCCTCGACGGCCAGCCTCAGGGCCGCAGGGACGGGCAGCTCCAGGCTGACGTTCTCGCGTTGTTGCTGGAGTCCATCCCCAAGAGCGAGACGCTGCGCTGGCGTGACCGCGTTGCCCAGACGTTTGTGGGCTCCCCTGAGCTTGAGAGCTTGGATGACGACTTCTGGGATTGTCTGCGCGGCGTGCCGTGCATCCCTGACGCCTACGTGCTCAACAAGGATGAGCAGCGAATCGACTTCTTTGAGGTGGAACTGACCTCCCTGATGTCGGACACCAAGCTCCAGGCGTATGGCCGCTTCATGGCCGAACTGGACTACTACGGCCTGAACTTCTCGTTGTTCACGGTCAATCAGCACGGGCACATCAACGAGGTTGATCTACGGCCCCACTACGTTGCCTGGCTCAAGGCGGGGATGGAGACGCAAGCAGCATGAACGACTTGATGACCCTGGCCGACATTGCCGAGATGAACCATTGCGGGATGCGCCATGCCCGTGATGTGCTGGTCAAGCTGCCGGGATTCCCCGACGAGGCCCCGACTTCCACCCCCCGGAATCGGCTTTGGTTACGCTCGGAAGTGCGGGCCTTCATCCACAGGAAACCCGCACGAATCCCGCAAAACCGGATGCAGGCCGCATGAAACCTAGAGGCTTGTCCCGTGATGCGGGCCTAATGTGTGGAAATGCAAGGAAACAGCGTCCGGCTGTCGCCTGTAGCGTCCGAATGGGGCGGATGAGCTTTACGATAGCTCCCCGCACCAATCCCGCACAGGAATCCCGCACAGTGGCCTACATCCGCAAGTACCGTGACGGCTGGAGAGCCGAGGTCCAGAAAAACGGCATGCGCTCATCGTTCGTTGCGCCGACTAAGCGCGAGGTCCAGGCATGGGCGCTGAAGAAGGAGGCCGAGCTTGACAGCCTCAAGGGCTCCAAGGGCTTGACCGTCGAGCAAGCGGCCATCAAGTATGTCGCCACCCGCAGCAAAGAGAAAGCGCCGGGCGCGGCACTGTGGGAGGAACGCCGCTTTGCGGAGTTTGCCGATTGGGTTGGCGGTGACACCCCCATAGCGCAGATCGACAGCCGCCGCATTGGGGAGTGGCGAGACTTCCGGCTCCAGACGGTCAGCGGGTCTACCGTCATCAGGGATGCGAACCTGTTTAGGAACCTGTTTCAGGTGGCCGTGGACGAGTGGAAGGTGATTCGGGAAAACCCGTTCAAAGGGGTCAAGATGCCTGCCCACAACCCGGCGCGGCATCAGGTGTGGCCGTGGCAGCTTATCAAGCGTGTCCTGAGGGCTCAGAACCGCAATGACCGCGAGGTGCAGACCATCCGCGCCTTCCACATCGCCCTGCACACCGGGATGCGCCTGAACGAGATTTTGGCTGCGAAGGTGGTTGGCAAGGTGGCGGTGCTGGAGCGGGACAAGAGCAGCGGCAAGGCGTCACCTCCGGTCAAGGTGCCGTTGGCCCGCAAGGGTGCCGCGCTGTTCGCCAGGTATCAGCCCTTCACGATCAACGCCGACAACGCAAGCGCGACGTTCTCTGACCTGACCGACGAACTGCTGATTGACGGGCTGACGTTCCATGACACCCGCGCAAGCGCCCTTACCTGGCTGTCCAGGCGGATGGATGTGATGACGCTGGCCCGTATCAGTCGTCACAAGAACATGAAGATCCTGATGGACACGTACTACCGCGAGACAGCCGAGCAGATCGCAGCTCGCCTTTGAAACCACTTAGGGGGATGGAATGAGCGACAGAGAGCTACTAGAGGCAGCGGCAAAGGCTGCGGGGATTCATTGGGACCCGGCAGCAGAGGCTTGGTACTTTCCGCCCGCCACGTTCCGCAAGGACTGGAACCCGCTCACTGATGACGGCGATGCGCTGCGGCTGGCGGTGAAGCTGGGGATTGACATTGACTTCGACTTCGACCTGGCGACCGACAAGCCGGAGCTGGTCGAGGCGTACCGCAAGACGCCCAGCGGGGAGCATTACTGCCCGGACGAGCCTTACGAGCCGGACCCCTACGCTGCCACCCGCCGCTGCATTGTCCGTGCTGCCGCCGCCATCAAAGGAGAACAGAGTGAACGATAACCTCCCCCCCTTCCCCGTCCTCCCCCTCACCCCCGAGGAGAGGATTCTTTGGATTGATTGGGGGGAGAGAGTGGCAGCAGCAGCGCACCGATGGTTGCCGATTGAGACAGCTCCCAAGGACGGCAAGAGCGTCCTCCTTGCTGAAGGCGATTACGTGGATTTTGGCTTTTGGCATGATGGCTCGGAGTGCTACGGCCATCGCGGCGAAGCTGGCTGGTTCTCGGAGGACGACCGCCACAACCTGCTCATCGCCCGCAACATCCATCCGACGCATTGGCAACCGTTGCCAGAACCGCCCATCCGCAAAGGCAACCAACAGGAGGGGAAATGAGCTGCTGACTAGACTTTGAGAGTGATTTGCATAAGTTCTCCAGAGTGACACAATCCCCCCGGCCCTATCCTCCCAAGGGCCTTTCGGGCTCGCGCAAGTGAGCCCTTTTCTTTAGCGGGCCTGCATCCAGACGCCAGCTTGTGCGAGTGCGTACCCGGCGAACATGAGCGCAACCCCGCTGCCGCCTTTCATGTACTGATCGACGGCAATCCAGATGTAGGCGACGCCAATGGCAGCAATCAGGGTGTGGCTCACAGTAGCAGTCCTAGGGATTGGGCGAACTCGATAGGGTCGCGGGCGTTCTTGCGGATGTTGCAGGTCGGGCAGGCGATGCAAAGGTTCGTGGTGACGTGCAGCCCGCCACGGGCCAGCGGCTGGATGTGGTCAATGTGGAAATCGTCCTTACACTTCTTGCCGCACCAATGGCAGACCTTCTTTTGCGCATCCACCCACTGGCGGATCTTGCGTGAGCTATCGCCGGCCCTTACTTGCGCGCGACGTTTAGCCACATAGGTAAATCGGATCATGCGGACGGCTAGAGCGTTTTTTGCCCGCCATTCGAGCTTGATTGCCTTTAGGTGTTCTTCGTTTGCGGCCCGATATGCTCTGTCGTACTCCCGCTTCCCGTCTTTGTTCTTGGCGGCCAACTCATCCCGCCTGGCGATGAACTCGGGCGAGTCCTTGACGCGCTCGTAGTAGGCACGCTTCCTTTCGGCGATCTTCTCCGGGTACTTCGCCCGCGATTTGGCGTTGCTCGCTAGAACGCGCTCTTTGTTGTTTTCGTAGTAGTCGCGCTGCCTCTGCCGAGCTGCTGCCGGGTCACTGGCGTATCGCTTTCGCTTCGCCTCTCGGGCACAAGCTCGGCATCGGGATTGCAGCCCGTCTGATGCTCTGGCGTCTGCCGAGTAGTCGTCGCGGGGGAGTTCTAGCTTGCAAGTCGTGCAGCGCTTTAGAATAGCCGGAGCCATTGCTGAACCTCTCAAACAGGTTAGGTGGTGGTCAGGCTCTGCACGGTGTTGACGCACTGTGTAGGGCCGCTTGCATTTTACCTCAGCATGTCGCTGCTAATGGTTAACCTGCTCACTTCTCCGAAAGAAGAATGGTAGGTGATCACCTTCGCATCACGCCCCGACAACCAGCCTCCGCGAGCCGCGTATGCGTCGGGCGCTGCCAGCGTGCGATGCTGCTCCACCACCATCAAGTTGTTCTCCTTCACGTCGATGCTGTGAAGGTGCCCCATGTGGGCATAGGCGTACGTGGTGCGCCCGAACACCTCCCGGAACTGCGCCGCGAACACCTGAGAGACGTTCGCCACCTTGCGCTTGTGCCCGTGGTGGAAGAAAAGCGCCACCTTCCCGAACTCGAATGCGTTGTACGGGGATGGCGAGCGGTCAACGGTGATGCGCGGTTCGTTCTCATAGAGAACGGAGATCCACTCCCGCAGCCAGATTTGCGAGACCGGGTCATGGTTCGCATCCGCCATGATGATGTGCAGCTTCGCGTGTTTCGCCAGCAGCATGTCGATGATCTGCCGCAGAAGTCGGATGACCGTCCGCACCACCTTGTAGAACCGCGTGTCTACGTCCAGCACATGCTTGGAGGCTGGAGTCAGGGGCTCCAGGCCGTCCGCGTGCAGGAGGTCGGAGAGCTGCGCGAACACCGCCGTCTCGGAATCAGGAGCCTGCGCGATGGCCTGCGCAAACCACGCAAGCAGCGTCTTTTCCGCAATCTTCAAATCCCAATCCGCGCCCGTTTCCTCGCTGTGCGACAGCATCGACAGGTGGTAGTCGGTGATGACGTAGCAGTTGCACAGGTTGGAACTCAGCTCTCGCCGTGGCGCAGGCATGGAGGCTAGGCGGGGAATCTCCTCCTTCATTGCCTCAATGGCGTCGCGCATGATCTGCTCGCGCCGCTCTTGGTCCGCGCTACTTTTGATCCACTGGCTAGACAGCTTGCCGTCAACATAGAGGCTGCTGACCCCGCGCACCTTGAAGCCATCGGGCACGGTCTTTGTTAGGTCGTGCTCAGGACTCCACCCCTTGAGCGCAGCCCGCTTCTTGAGCGCCTGCATGGCCCGACCCAAGACGCTGTGATTGACGCCGAGCGCCTTGGCAGCCTTGCGGATGGTGCCGTGCTTCTCGATGCCCTCGATGTACTCCAGTTCGCGGACGGTGGCGAAGCTGACTAGTTGGGCGTCCATCATTTTCCGAACTGCGTCAAGAATTGGTGCAGCAGATTGCCCATCGCGTCCACTTCCTCTTCCGAGTGTTCATCCTTGCCGCGTGTGTAGAAGATGGCATGGACAAGCTCATGGCAGAACGTCGCAGCCTTCACCTGTGCGGACAGGTCTTTGCGTAGCCGGATGGTTGCCGTCTCGTTGCAGCAGTGGCCCATCTCGGAGATAGCGGCGGTTTCCTCCACCGTCCAGCGTGTGCCAGCGAGGGCGAATGACTTGGGAATCCGCATCAGGCATCCGGCCCGGTCTGCTGGAAGTTATGCAGCGGGATCAGCCCTTCATCGCCGTCTTGATAAGTCAGGTGGATCAGCCCATTCATCGGACGCCAGCAGGCGAAGTACGGCTTGCCGTCAATGAAAGCGGATGCGGCTTTGCGCTCTGCCTTGTCAGGAGAATCAACCCGCGTACAAGGCTCCTTGGACAGGCGAACCCAATCCTTGCCGTTGGACGCGACTTGAGCAGACGCAGCGAAGCTAGCCGCGACCAGGGCGGCAATGAACGGGACGCGCATGATTCCCCTCCTCGGGGTTTGGGAAGAAACCTAGAACGGGTAGCGGCCTACCCTTATTGGGGCCAAGAGCCCTGATAGGTCAGGGAGTCGGAAGCGTGGCCCGCAGCCTCTGCTCCCAAAGCTCGATATTCCGCAACACACGACTCAAATACGGCTCGGTAGGCTGAGACTGTTGCGGTGGCGGCAGCGAGGGATTGCGCGGCGTTTCGCTCGGTGGCGTCGAGGGTGTTGCGCATCCCTGCAATAGCGCGATCAGCACTAGCAGCGCGATTACGATCATCAACCGCACGGGCAGCAGCATGTCGGCCAGCTTCGTCCGCACGGCTTTGCCTAGCTTGCTCCAGACGCCTTGCCTCGGAATTTGCAGCGGCTGTCGCGGCTTGCCATTCCAGATGAACGACTCGTTTTCCATCGCTGCGACCTTTCATGTAGAGGATCGGGACGAGCGCGAGCATCCCCACGGCAACCCATAGACGCCAGTTCAGCAGAGCGAACATCAGGCGAACACCTGCGCCCGCGCCTGCTCATGGAAGGCATCCCAGGTAGAGCGATGCGGCTTGCCCGGTCGCCATGACCTTGTGTAGCAATCCCACGCCTCGTCGTGGCTTGCGTCCACGCCTGGCAAAGGCTTGGAGTCGGCCCACAGCAGCAGGCGTGCAAACGCAGCCGCCAGCACATCGTCAAACTCCAGCCGCGCATGGATCATCGAGCTATCGAACGGCACGCCCTGCGCCTTGCAGACCGCCTCGGCCAGATCCCGCGTGTGACGGTGCGAGCAGACACCGACAACCCCGCCTCCGCGCTCAAACTGCCAGAAGCCGCGAGCCGGACCCTTGGCATAGGGGTTGCCCGTCACCTTCTGGAATCGGTACTGGAAGCGGCTTTCCTGTAGGCCGATGGCGAGCATCATCACCCGGGCGGCATCGCTGTCCATCTTGGCGGGCAGCAGCTTGAAGGCCGGATTGATGGCCGTGTGGATGATCGAATCAAGCAGGATCACGGCTCTTTTCCTCCTGCTTGACCAGCCGCCCCGCAATCCCCAGCACCAGCAGCGTCACCGTCACCACCGTAACCAGCTTGGGCGGCATACCCGCTTTCAGGTCGTCAGGGGCAAACTCCCATGCGCCTTGAATAGCAACAGCCCATGCCATCGCCTGCACGCTGAACCAGCGCCAGGCACGCTTTGCATCGTCAACTAGCTTCACTTTTGGCTCCTCCAAGTGGCCCACGCGGCCCCGATAGATGCAATCACCGTCAGCGGCTTGGCGAACTTCGCAAGGAAGTCCATCACCTTCATCGCCCCTTTCCAGCTATTCAGGATGTCCACCAGCTCCCGCGTGCTTGTGTCAACCCGCTTGGTCGCTTCGGTGTTCTCGTGCAGTTGCTGCTCAAACGCCTCCATGCGTTGTTCGAGCTGGTCCGAACGCAGGACAAGGGTTTGCCGCCACAGGTCGGCGTCTTGGGATTCTTCAGGGGTCATGGGGCGCGGTCCTCTCAGTCGCGACAAGGGATGAAAAGCCGCGTACATCTGTGCGGGGCAGGAAAAGCAAAAACCCGCACTACGCGGGTTCGGGCTATATTTGTGGCATGAAACTACTTACGACTACCGCGCTCTGCCTGCTCACAGCCTGCGGCGGCGGTGGCGGCGGTGAATCTCTCGCGCAACCTGCTGCCGCCTCTTGCATCTCAGGCCGTGCGGTGGTCGTTGAACTGTTCGGCGACTCAACGAACATCACAAAGGATGAAGTCGGCAACATCAACGGGCCTGGCACCAACCTTCAGGCTTACATGGATGCCACCTTCGGCCCCGGCCAGGTGGTCGTTCGGTCCAAAGCCATCGGCGGCACCACTTCACAGAACCTGATCGACGGACAGGACCGCCTGAACACTCCCTGGCCGACCAGCAAGAGCGGTGATGTGGTCCTGGTCAATCACGGCATCAACGACTTCTTTGCCTCGACTCCACTTGACGCTTACCGGGCGAACCTCGCCGCCTTTGTGAAGGCTGGAGCCATCCTCCAGACTCCGCTTCCCACCTACACCCACACCGAGTACCCGCGAGTCATGCGCGAGGTTGCCCAAGCCACAGGAGCCGACTTGATCGACCTGAACGCCTGGATGTCGCAGCAGGATTGGCGGGCTTGGACGCCTGACCAACTCCACCCCACACAGGACGGCTGGAAGGCCATCGTTTCGGGCTTCTTCGGGCCGGAGGTAGCCAAGCGGGTTCGGGCGGTCAAGTGCTGACCAAAGGACCGCTTCTTTGAGCGGTTCGGGTTAGGATGGCGGGATGGACTACATCGAGTTCAAACTGTGGAAGGCGTTGGCAATCGTTGCCTTGGCCTTCCTCGCCGGTCTGTTCGGGTTCATTGGCCCGAAAGCAGGGGCAAAGCGCGGTAAGCGCCGCTGGTAAGCAGCCCTAGCGAGTCGTCCGCCGCGTTCGGCACGTTGAGCAAGCCCCGCTGCATCGGGCGCGAGAACATGATGGAGCGTGCGAGAGGCGGGGCGGCATACGGGATGCCCGCAGCCAGCAGCCCAAGCGGCCCAGCGCCCACACCACCCACCGCCCCAAGCCCCATCGAGGCGACAGACCGCAAGTTGTGCGCATCCGGGCTGCCGATGCGCTCCGGCAGCTTTGCAACGGTCGGGAAGGCCGATCCAAAGCGCCCGACTTGCTCCAGTCCACCGGACAGCGGCTTACCCTTCTTGAACAACTTGCCCAGCACGGTCGCATCAATGGAGCCGGTCGCCTCGTTCAGGGCACGCTCAACCGTGTAGGTCTGCGCAATGCGCTTGCGAGCATCACGCAGGGCAGGCAAGAGGTCCGTAGCGCCGCGAGATTCCGCGTACTTCTCCAGCGTGTTCTCGATGCTGGTAGCCAGCGCATCCGCCTGCTTCGCTTTCGCCAGGTGTTCCGGGTTTGCGGAGGCGTTGTACGACTTGAACCAAGTTTGCGAGTCGTTCCGCGCCTGCTTCAAATCCTCAATGAGTTGCCCCGGCTTGATGGCTTCCACGGCCTTGGTGTTCATCACGCTCGACCCGCGTTGCGCCGGAGCCGGGGGAAGGTCGGCCAGCGCCTTGTAAGCCTTGCCAGCGTCCTTGCGGATGCCCTCAAGCGTTTGCCGATTCAGGGGTGCATCGTCAGCCAAGCCGAGTGCCTGCTTGACCAGTTCACGCGAGCGTTCGGCGTTCTGCACGGAGGCGAGTTGCTGCGTAGCCATCTTGCCGGAGGTGGTTTCCAGCGTGCGATTCATCCACGTAGGATTCACCGTGGCCGGAGGGATGACATACCCCGCCTGGATGGCTTCCCGTGCGCTTGCGGCAGCTTCCGGGGTAACGGCGCTAATGTTTCCGCCCGTGGCGTTGCGGATAGCCGAGCCCGCACGCCCAGCAAGAGCCGTAGCCCCCGGAAGTGCGCCACCGATCAGCGCGCCGCCGCCTGCATCGGTCGGGTTCACCAGCCCCGCCGAAGCGCCTCCCACCGCAGCCCCGGTGCCCAGCCGTGCAGCAGTACCCGCACCCGTCCCGGCCAGCTCGCCGACACGGAAGCCGCCCGTTTTCAATCCGGTCGCAACTCCATTCAGGATCGGCTCAATGCCGGACCCGAAGCGGCTAGCCGCCAGCGCCTGCACAGGCTTGGCGAGCACCCCGCCCATACCAGCAGTCCCTGCAATCTCGCCACCCAGTTTGCCAACGCTGTAAGCGCCAGATTCGGTGTCCGCGCCGAGTTCACGCAAGCCGCCATCCATGGCCGCCCGCCGCTGACGGTTCGACTCCAGAGAGAGCCCCTTACCGGCCATCGCATCCTTCGCCATGTCGAAAGGCGCGAGGATGGTAGCGCCGATGCTGCCAGCGCCGCGCACTCCACCGGCCAGCAAGTCACCAGCGGAGCCCATAAGCGTCTTAGGCTTGGTCGGCGCAGTCGGCTCGATCCCCTTTGGCTGCTGGCCGTAGTTCTTCTGCGCGTAGGCAAGAATTTCAGCCTGCGTTGCACCGTCAGGAGCCGTCACCTCAAAGGTGCGGCCATCCGGCGATTGCACTTCATAGACAGGCATTAACGCTTCTCCCGAATCTGCCAACCACCCGACGCGCCACCAGCGCCACCCTTGCGAGACTGCTCGACGGTGTTGCGCCAGTTCGTGTAGTGCTTCTCGATCTTGTCCAACGCCGTACCGAGCTGCGCAGCGCCTTGCAGTTGATCAAGGGATGCCACAGTGGCTTGCAGGGATGCCAGTTCCTGCACCGCCACCTGACCGAGTGCGCCGCCCGTAGGCGATTGGTCGCGCATCTGCTGGAGTCGGTCAAAGCCAAGGTTCGCCTTGATGGTCTGGAGCTTCGCCGACAGGTTACGGCCTTCCGTAGCAGGGACAAACTGCGTCAGCCCGCCAACACCGGCAGTGTTCCAGCCAACCAGCTTCTTGGCGTCCCTCACCTCACCGAGCACGCTGTCAGCCTGTGCAACCGCCGTTTCCTGCCGCGCTGCGGCCTTCGCGCCAAGCTCGCCCGACTTGATATCCGCAGGACCGCCAGGGATAGCCTCTTGCGAGCCATCCGGCTTCCACCTGTAGTCCTTCGAAGGTTTGCCAAACTGCTTGACCAACGCGACTTGAGACGGCCCGCCAGCGTCAGCAATCATGTTGCCCTGCTCAAGCGCAAAACGCTGCTGGTCAAGTCCCAGCCGGGCGTTACCCTGCGCAACCGAAGCCCACCCGCGCCCGGAAGCGTCCCGCTCTGCCGGAGACATATTCACGGGGAACGATGCGCCAGGAGTCGGCTTGGCAAAGCTGATGCGGTCGCCCTGATTGACCTGCACCGGAGCCGTGTAGCCAGCGAATCCAGCAACCTCTTGGCCGAAGTCGTCCACAAGGGCAATGCGCTTGCCGCCCTTGCCATCGTCCACTTCCATCTGGCGGGTTGCCTTCGGTCGGCCAACGTTCGACAGCCCGGCATAGGCGCTGATCTGCTCGGGAGTCATGCCAAGGCGCAAAGCCTCCTGCACGTTGAACCCGCTCGGGGCCTGCTGCATCGGCGTGACGCCCATCGGCTGCGAGAACATCGGCTGACCGCCCTGCATCTGCGGGGCAGGCGCGCCACCCGTCATGCCAGGCGATTGAAACAGGCCCGGGATGGCTTGACGCAGGCGGGTAGCCTGCTCCATCGCGTCCTGCTCGCGCTTGGCCTTGATGCGGCGTTCCTCGGCCTGCGCCTTGGTCTCGTCAACCTGCGCACCGAGCAGCCCCAGCTTGGCCTGCATGTACTGCTCCTCCATAGCGCGGCTCTTGGCCCCCGCCATGTGTTGCATCGCAGCCTGAGCGCCGCCCGCAAAGTTGCGGTTCATCAAGCCTGCACCAAGCAAGCCGAGAGCCTGCGTTTGATCCGGCGAGCCAAAGAACGAGTCGAGTAGTCCAGCCATCGTGTTCCCCTTACCACCAACCCATAGTCCGGCCCATCGATGCACCCGTCAGCAGACCGCCGACAGCCCCCTGCCATCCGCCCTTTTGGTCAGGCGTGCTGTTCGTGGTCGAGCCGAAGCCCGTAAACGGCTGGTAGGTCTGCGCTGCGTTCTGGAGCGGCGACCATTGCGTTTTGAAGCCTTGGTCAAGCAGACCAGCGCCCACGCCGACTTGCGCGAGGTCTTGTCCGCGCTGGTTGGCGTAGAACGACTGATCCTGTCCGTACTGCTGGAGAGCGCGGTTTTGGTCGTTGCTGTACTGCGTGCCGAACAGGTTGGACAGGTTGCCCGACAGGTAGTCCGCTGCCTTGCCTGCTGCCGTGCCCTGAGCGACCCCTTGACGAGTGCTCCCGAAACCACCAGCGCCCACCTGTGCGCCTTGGATCGCCAGGTTGTTCTGAGCAAGCATCTCCTGCGTCCTGCGCTGGATGTCGTCAGCCATGCCGGACAGGTAGGGGTTGGTCGCGGTCGTCGGCGCATTGAGCTGCACCTTGCCGAAGCCGTTGCCAGCCACCGGCGCTCCGGTCATCGAGCGACCCTGATTGATCATGTCGGAGCCGTACTGCTGCGCCATCGGCATCTGCTCGCCCATCGTTCCCTGCACGCGGGGAGCGAGGTCGCCATAGAACAGGGCGTCCATGCGCGGGTCCATCGAACGAGTCGAGGACTGCGAGGTGCCGGGCGTGCCTTGCGCACCAGCGAGCCCGCCGAGCAGGGTTGAAGCGCCACCGAGTAGCGAGCCATTGCTGACGCCCGGGATGAGCGATTTACCTGCACCCGCTGCGCCGCCACCACCGCCACCGGCAGCAGAGGCAGCACCGCCACCAGCCGCGCCTACGCCGTTCGCCAGGTACGGGGAGAACTGCTTTTGAAACGAACTCGCCAACTGCTCTTGCGTCATCGGACCCATGATCGAGGACGGCGACAGGTACTGCCCGAACTGCGATGCGAACGAGTCACCAAGGGCGCTCTCCGTCATCGGCCCCATCAGTTCAGGAGCGCCGCCCATCGTGCTCGTAAGTCCACCGATGCCGCCCGCCGCCGTAGCAGCGCCGCTAGCGCCACCCATCATCCCGGCAGCGGTCCCGGCTTCCGCGACGCCACCGAGCCCGCCGAGCGAGCCAAGCGCGGAGTTACCCAGCCCGAACCCACCACCGCCAAGGCCCATCATCGTTGCACCGCCACCCGCAGCAAGTGCCGCGAGGATGACCAACTCCATCGGGTCTTGCGCGTAGGGGTCTTCCGGTCGGAAAGAGCTTTGGTAGGCACCGTCCATGCCGTATAGGTTCGCCATCGCGTTGGGGTTGGCGATGTTTTCCTTCTGGCTGCGAGCGTTGTTCTCCGAGACGTAGCCCTGCGCACCGTAGTTGGTGATGGAGCCGTCAGAGTTGGTCTGAATGCCGCTGACAGGGGCAACCGTGTAGTCACCGAAGGTATAGCCGCCGCCGTCCCAACCGGACGCGCTGGGCTGCTGCTGGCGGATGTACTTCAGAAGCTCCGGGGGAAGCGAGTTGCCCGCCCCGAACGTCTGCGGCATCGCCCATTCCTGATTGAAGTTTCCTTCCATGAGTCCCCCTAGATATTGGTGTAGCTGCCGGTGCTGGAGTCGTAGACGTAGACGCCACGCGGATTGCCGGGGCCGGTCACGTTCGCCGCAAAAAGGTAAAGGCCGTCCATAGGACGGTCAGGAAGCGCTGCCAAGAACTGGAGCGCTACCCGGTCATCCGGCGTGTTCGCGGCTCGCTCGATGTCAGCGGCGAGCCTGCGCAGTTCCTGCGGCTGGTTGCCTGCGCGAAAGCTCCTCACCGCAAGCCCCCCGGTGTCACATCCAGGTCAATCGAGCGAACCCGCGCATTCGTCGCCACAGTCCCTGTGGTCAGCTTGATCGCCAGGAACCGGCCTTGAGTCGCCCGAGCGTTGGCGTAGTCGTTCGTGCCAATCGTGTACGTCACGCCTGTTTGGTAGGTCGCTGCGGTGTCGGCGAACTTGGACGACCCGTGCTCAATCGTCACGGTGTTTCCCGCAGTCGCATCAAGGTTCCAGCGTGACCGTTGCAGCGTCTTCATCCGGTCGCGGTCCTCAATGTCCATCCCCTCGCGGATGAGGGTTCCGGTCAGAGCCGAGCCGAACATGGACCCCGCACCGTTGACCGAGTAGTAAATGCCCGTCTTGGTGCTGTCGGTGGAGTGGTAGCCGAACATGCCGAGCGCGTTCTGATCCACACCGGGCCAGATGCCCGCAACCGCAAAAGTCACGCCAGAGGCAGCAGTAGCGGTCCCGTTGAGGTCGAACTTGCCCCACGTATCGTCAATCCAGTTCCACACCAGCGCCTTGTCGCAGCCCGTGGTGGAGGTCGTCGGATAGCAGATCCACACCTCCGATTTCGCCGGGTTGACAGCGAGGAAACAAAGGGTCGTGTTGGCAGAGATTGAGCTGCGAAGATGCGCTTTGACGCGGTTGGACGCGATGCTCTTTGCCTCGCCACCCGAATGCACCAGCACATCAAAATCAGGCGTGAGGTACACATGCCCGAACGGGGTCGAGACAACGCAGTTTTGGGTAAGCAGCCCCGAGCTACCCGGCAGGCGGGTGAAGGACATGACGCTAGTGCTGCCCTCCAGGTACTGCATGGCATATCGGGCGTCCGTCATGTAGATGATGTTTGCGTCACCCAATGGCAGGCAGTCCATCGCGTTACCCACCGTCTCAGCGAGGAACACACCACCGGCAAGCGTCGTGTCAGATGGCGCAAAGGAGGTCGGCGGGGAGCCGGTGTCACTCACCGCGTGCGACCAGTTCACCGCCTGCCGCTGGGAGGACATCCCGAGGACAACAATGAAGTTCTTGAACGGACGCGCAGCCACACAGGTGGCGTAGCCGTTCGCATCGGTGAAGCTCGGAACCCGGCGCAGGATGGAGGTGCTGCTAGACAGGTAGTAGAGGCCGTCCGTGGGATGGTTGAACAGCACCAAGCCAGCGAAAGGACCGCCCGTGTAGCCGCTGCCGGAGGTGGAGGATGAAAAGTTGCTTGTGAGGTTGCCCGAGTAAGCTCCATTCACAGTCGCGGGCGTCACGCCGGGAGCCGACAGAACCGGATAAGTGAACGTGGTCGGGCTTGTGACGGTGCAGTTCTGCGCCGCAGCGGTGTTGTACGTGGTCGGCACGAACCCATAGGCGTTGATCGGATTGCCCGTGGTCAATCCGTGCGGAGTCGCGGTCGTGATGGTGACGGTCGTACCAACAGCCGTTGCGCTGGTGACAACCGCCCCATCCGTATAGCGGGTGACTTCGCTCGTGGTCGTGGCGTTGCGCGTGTAAGCCTTGGTACCCGTGACGTACAGCGCAATGCGGTCGTCAAGCACGGCGGGCATACCCCACAGCGGGACGTTTGCGCCCGAGCTGTAATAGAGCCCCGCGCCTTCCCACATCTCGGCAAGTCCACCCGTAAAGCGGAAGTTGGAGCCGCCCGACCAAACGCCAGGCGCAAGCTCAGACGGCGGCGTGTCGAGGTTCAGCCCCTTGCCGCAGTCAGGGATGGTGTATTTCATCGGGCGCGGATCTGCAAAGGACCGGCCCAGCGGCGAACACCGATGTACGAATCAATGCGCAGCTTCTCGGCGTTGAACAGCGTGCCGAACTTCTGGAGCTTGGTGTCATCCTCCGTCACGATGGCTACATGCTTGAGCGCCCCATACAGGTAAGCATTGGGAAAGCTCGCAAGAATGGCGTTGGATGCGACAGAACCCGACAGCGGGGTAAAGCGCAGGTGGCACATCGCAACAACCGTCCCACTCGCGCCTTCGTCCACGCGAATGGTCGAGCCGGAGAGCGTGTAATAGGTCGGAACACCGCCCGTGCTGTTGCGCAGCTCGTTGAAGCGGTCAGGGGCCATGAAATGCAGCGGCTGCTTGGTGCTGGCGTCCCAATAGGCGGCACGCATCCCAAGGAAGCCGGTCGGAAGCGGGCCCGAGCCGCTGGTGATCGTGATGGAGGAGTCAGCCTCAAACTCCACCAGCTTGCAGTCAATCTGCATCTCGGCCTCGGCCAAGGCGATTGCATCGACAATCTGGTTCGTCAGGTCGGTGCGGTTCGCAAGGTCGGCAACCGCCGCCTTGAGTTCGGTGTACGTGGACAGGGCCATATCAACCCTTCAGGTACGGCTCGTAATGAACGAGCAGCGGATTGGCCTGGAAGTAGGCGCGGATGAATTTCTTGCGCTCTTGCGGGTCGCGGATCAGGAGCACCTGTCCGTAGACATCAGGGGGGAGCGTCCCCACGGTCATGCCTTCACCCCAACGCTTGCCCTCGTTCGCCTCACGGGCGAGTGCGGCCTGTTGCAGGTAGGGCTCCATGTCCACCGTCTTCTGGATAACGATGCTGTCATCCTCGAAGTGGGTGCGGGTCTTGATCCCCGTGGCTTTGGAGATACCCTCATCAATGGTCAGGATGGTCATGGGTTCCGGCGTCGTCTCGACGTTAGGAGAAAGAAAAAGGGCCTCCGGTTAGGGAGGCCCTTGGTCAGCTACTGCTGATTACGCCGTGAGGTCGGCGATCTTGAACTGCGCCGCTTCGCTGGTCGTGCGAACGCAGGCGTCCACCAGGACTTGCTCACGCTCGTTGTCGCCCGACTTGCCCAGCTTGGTCGATTGGAAGCCGCGCAGGTACACCGCATCGTTGTACTCGGGGTTCAGGCCGTAAACGACCGTCGCGCCGGACATGATGTAGTGCGGGACGATTTCCATCTCACCGAAGTCAGACATGTAGACATCCGCGCCGCCCACGATGCGACCCTGCTCCTTCTTGCCCACCTGGAAGCGGTTGACCGCAATGCCAGCGAAGCCGGAGAACGTCTGCTTGTGCGAAGCCGACATCACCACCATCGGGGGCACCTTGCCGCAGGCGTTGAACGTGCTCTGAGCAGCCGACTTCAGCAGCGTCTCGGTGAACGTCCGGTTCGTGCCAGCGGTAACGGCGGTCGTCGGAGCGCCGGAGGTGTGAGCAGCCGTCGCACCAGCGCCGTTGTGCAGCACGTTGGTGTAGATCAGCACGCCCAGGCCGCCCGACTTCGGAGCCGTCGCGGTCGCACCGGCCACAGCCGGGTTGGACGACAGAGCCATCGACTCCATGTCGCGTTGCAGTTCCTTGTACGCCTTGGCCTTGTTGTAGGCCATCGCGGACTTCATGCCAGCCTTCTTGACGATCTCGGCACGACCCGACACAACGATGGTGTCCTGGAAGATCTGGCAGTAGTTCGCCACGCGACCCGGAGCGGTCTTGGCCGAGCCAGTAGCGTCGTCACCGTCAAGGGCTGCGTTGTCCTTGTTGGCCGCACGCAGGGAGTCGCGCTGCCACTCATGGTAGGTGTTCTCAGCAGTGGCGCGGCCCATGCTGGAGATCACCGGGGTCTCTTCGGGGGAGGTGTTCGTGATCTTGTCGATCAGGTCTTCACGAACGTTCGTACCCGCCGTGTAGCGGGTGTAGGTATTGGTCGGCAGAGCCATTTCTGTTTCCTCTGTGGTCGCTTCTCAGCGATGCATCAACTATTTGCGATGTAAGCCGCAAGGTCGCTCAACTTGGCTTTCCCGGAGGAGAACCGCTTGTTGAGTTGTTCGGCCCGCTGCTCGTTCTTCGGCACGCCCTGGCGTTGCGGCAGCTTCGGCGCTTTGTCCGCCTTGGCCGTCACTTCCGCCTTCTTTTCCTTGAGCCCCTGGTAAGCCGCTGCATCACGCATCAGCAGGACCAAGGCAGGGTCGGTGATCGCGGAGAGACGGTCCTTGGGGATGCCGTACTTCGCGCTAACCTTGTCGTAAATCTGGACCAACTTGGGCTTGTCGATGCCCTGCTGCCCCAGCACGCCCCATGCACGGGAAATCTCCCGCTGCGCCTCTTCCTGCTGCGCCTGCGTCATCTTCTCGCCCTCTTGGCGCTGGCTCTGTTCAAGCCATGCCACATAGGCGTTGATGTTGTCGGCTCGCTGCTTCTCGACTGCCCACGTTGAGGGGTCTGTCTGCGCGAGCTGCGCAAGCTCCTGGGGACTCTTCAAGCCCGCGAGTTGCAAAGCGACAGTGCGTGCCACCTGTGCCTGCTGCATGAAGTGATTGCGGCCCTCTTCGAGCTTCGCCGCCACCGCCTGCGTTACTTCGCGTTCCTTGTTCGCCAGCTCCTGCGTCTTGCGGGTGTAGTCCGCGTGACGCTGATAGCCTGCGATGAGTTCCTTTTCGTCCACCTCAATAGCGGTGTCCGACCCGTCCTCACCCTTGACCGGGACTTTGAATTTCAGGCCGCTTGTCTGCTCTTTGGGCTTCTCGGACTCTTCCTCTTCGGATTCGTCGTCAGCAGGTGCTTCCTCTTCCTCGCCTTCGGAGTTGCCCTCTTCGGATTCCTCGGGGGTTTGGCTCTCTTCCTCTAGGTCGGCCTCGGGGTTATCGACCAGGAATTGCGCCACATCGTCAATGGAACCGGGGCCGTCGCCAGCTTGTCCGTTGGGCATTGAGTTTCACTTTCAGTCTGAACCCTCCCCCACATCCACCGGGAAGGGTTAAGGCGCGTCTCTCGACGGAGGCCCGTAAGGTAGGTGGCTACCGGGAAAACGTGCGACGCAGAATGCTCTGCATCGGTGTCTCATTGCGAGCGTGATCAAGATCCAGGCTGCGAGCGGCGAACTTGCCCGCCTCAACGTATCCGGCCAGGATGCCCTCGAAGGTGTCCGCAAGCGTCATCAGTTGGTGCGTCAGGACAAGGCCCTCCTTATCGCGGACAGACACCTCGCGCCACTTGGCAACCACTGCACCGCGCAGGGCTTCCATCGCATCCTTGTAAGCCTGGCTCTCCAGGACTTGAGCCGCCTCAAGCCCCCGGTTGCTGATCTGCTGCTCGGTCATTCGCGTCCTGTTTCTGTGCGGCGTTGAAGGCTGCGGCTTGAGCCTTGCCCTGCTGGTTGATCAGAGCTACCTGGATGCGCGTCTTGTTGTCCTCGTCCGTCTTGTAGCGGTCAAGCTCCAAGGCCATGCGCTCCAGTTCGTGCTTGTGCGCCGCGACCATCATTTCCCGCTCACTATCGCGGGCGTCGTTGGCCGCTTGCAGTTCAAGCTGGCCCTTCGTCTCGATCAGCTTGGCCTGCGCTCGCAGTTCTTCGATTTCCTTCAGCCGCTGCGTCTCGGCTTGGAACTTCTGCGCATCAGCGGTGAGCTTGGCCTGCTCCAGAGCGAACTCGGGCGGCGGTCCAGGCTGAGGGCTGGGCTGCTCACCCGGGTCGGCGTAGAAGTCGCCAACGTTCTTGAACCCGGCGTTCTCCACGATCTTGCTCGCCGTGTTGTAGATGTGCTTCGGCTGAATCAGCAGCGACCCCATCGGAGAGGCTGCAATCATTCCTTGCTGGCTGAAGATGGCTTGCAGGAGTGCTGCCTGCTGCTGTTTGTCGCCCGTGCCGAGGCCGACATTGATCGTCATGTCGTAGCCGTCGCGCCATTCCTTTGGGTCGAACTGGACAAACTCGTTGCGCAGGCGAAAGGCCAGCGGCTCCATGTCACCCTCGGCCAGCAGCTTGAAGATGCCCTTGAAGATCGGCTTGACCAGCGTCTCAGCAAAGATGCGGGCAATCAGCTCAATCCGTGCAGCGGCGGCGTTGGCCGTCTGCATCACTTCGGCTGCGGTGCGGTCATGGCGCAGAGCGTTGCCGTCAATGCCTTGCATGGCGCGGGAGACACCCGTGCGCTGCTCGCGCATGTGGTCGATGTACTCCAGCATCGGGAACATCTGACCACCCACCCAAGGGGTAACGTGCTCCTCAATGGCTCCAGCCACGCGCTGACGCAGAAGGCGGCCAGGAGCCGAGGTCAACAGATCATCGAGGTTCGCCATCGGCGAGCCCTGCGCATCCGTCAGCACCTTCGTGCGCGGATTGTTCGCCAGGACGGCGCTGTTGACCATCTGCCGGGTCAGTTCCGTCCGCAGCTTCTGAAGGTCGCTCACCGTCTCCGCAACACTCATCCCGTCCCAACGATGGGGGTTCAGGATGGGGCTAGAGGTGGCAAACGGGACTTCCTCGGCCTCCTCGTTCTTGAGAATCTTGTTCTTCAGGCGATAGACGCAGCGCCGCTCGGCCACGCCATCACCGTCATAGTCCACCAGGACATACTCGATGCGCAGGAAGCCTTCCGTTTGGCTCTCGTCGTCGCTGTCGATGCGGGAAGCCTGGTTCAGCGCCTCATGCTGACCGACACGGCTATCACGCAGGGACTTGTCGGCGCTGACGTTCGCAGCATCCGACTCCCCGAGGTCATCAGCCGTAACGTCCGTGTAGCCCATCTCATGCAGGTCAGAGAGGGTTACGCGCAGGTTGCGGGCGACGTAGGGACAATCGGAGAGCATCGGGCTCGTCCAATCCCGCTTGATCAGCAGCTCCTCGGGCGGGAACGCCTCGACCTTGACGGAAGTCTTTTCCTCGTAGTGGGCAATGCGGGCGTCATAGACCGTCTCCGTGACAGCCTGGCCCATTTCGTCCATGCCCTGAACCTGCGTCGGGGTCGCCGCCTCAATCTTGGCGTCCTTGCCCGCCTCGTCTAGAACGAGTTGCAGCATCTCGACGGACGCGCCATTGACCGGCGTAACCGTCTTGACGCGCTTGGTCTCCTTGCGCCACATCACAGCGCAGTTCTTGACCGTCAGAGCGTCCTTGAACGCCGTGTACAAGGTCAGGAAGCCGTCATTTTGCTTGTAGAAGACGTAATTGCAGGCGTCGGTGGCCTGCTCTGCGCCCTTCACATCCTCGGCGCGGGTCGGGTCGAACGAAACCGCCTTGTCGGTGCTGGTGAAGATTTTGAGCAGGGCCGGAAGAATCCACTCCACTGTGTCCTGAACGTCCGAGGTGACGATCTGCGACCAGCCGTCCTCTTCCGTGCCATAGGGCATGCGGAAGTATTCCTTCATGGAGGCTTCGCGTTCCTCCGCCAGCGGTCCCCAAGTGAAGGCGGCCGAGTCATCCTCCTGCGCTTGCAGGATGGAGAGCAGACGCAGGTCGTCCATCTTTGCCATCAGTCAGCTTTCTTGCGGCGCTTCTCACCAGCGACAACGGGCGGCACTTCCCCGCCTTCAAGCGGGGTAGGAAGGACGGCAGCAAACACCTGCGCCAGCGCCTCACACAGGCGCTGTTGCTCAGGATGGTTCACCCGGCTCATCGCGGTCAGGCGCAGAACGTGCATGATTTCGTCGGAGGTCAAGCCGTTACCCTGTTTCTGTAGTTGATCTTCTGCGGCCCACCAGGCTGCGGAAGCTCGTAGACAACGCACATCAAGCCAAAGCTATCCGCTCCGTGGCTTGACCAATCATGGTCAGGTCCGAGCCCGATGTTTCGCTGCTCGTCCTTCTTTTCGTGATACCAGCCAAGCGCATCGCGCCCGCCTTCGGTCGTGGACTCGTTGAACCACATCGACGGAAAGAGCCTGCGCCCCGCTTCAATGCGAGCCTTCGCAGCGCCCTTGCCTTGGTTCGGAACCACCTCGACGCTGTACCCCGCCTGCTCTAGCGCACTGCGGTAGGAAACGTCATAAACCTTGTCCTGCGTGTCGCCGTCATGCGGCAACCACCATTGCGCCTTACCCGGCACATAGCCACGCTCACGGCACCAAGCAAGGTGCGATGCAAGCGGCTGGCCCACAGCCTCGTAATAGTCCAGAACGCGAATCTCACGGCCAACGAACTGAGCCGCCCAAATAGTGAAGGCGTCGGCCTTCGCTCCGGTCCCGCCAATGTCCGCAAACAGGCGGATGGTCAACAGAGGATCTGCTGCGACCTTGCTGATTCGCCCTTGCGCCTTCGCTTCTGCCAGATACTTGGCGAAGTACGCACCTTCGATCACCGAAACGTAGCCGCCTTCCCAAATGTGGTCGTACTGCTCCGGCTGCATCCGCAGGCAGTCAAGCCGCTCCTGCTCTAGTTCCGCCGTGAACCACGGGTTATCGCGCCAGTTCGCCTGCACGACGACAGCGCCGGTTGGCAGCTCAGGACCGCGCAGCATCACATCCACTGGATCGCCCTTCCTGCGGGGGTTCCAGCCAAACCACAGTTGCGAGCCAGCAGCCCGCATCGTCGGACGCAGGAGGTTGAGCGAGTGCTGCGTGGCGGTCTGTGCTTCTTCCCACCACGCCCGCTTGAAGCCCTCTAGCGACTTCACGCTATCCGCCGTGTAGTCGTTCATGCCCTTGAAGATCATCAGCCCGTCTTGCGGCGTCTCAATCACATCGCGGAACACCTTGAAGCCGTCAGCCTCTGTGATCCCTAGGGCGGACAGCTTCGACTCAATCAGCAGCTTGGATGACTGCGCCAAGTCCTTTTGCACCTCGCGGATGCAGACCGCCCGCAAACCTTCGCCCGACTCACCGGGTTCTGCCAGGCAATCCTCAATCAGCAGCTCTGCGAAGAAGTGCGACTTGCCCGACCCCCGCCCACCGTGCGCCGCCTTGTAGCGGGCAGGCTCCAGCAGCGGAGTAAACCTCTCCGCCGTCTTCAGCTTCAAGTCCCTCACTGCGGACGGACAATCTCTCGGGTCACGCGGCCAATCTGAATATGGCCCGAATGCTCCTGCTCCACCTTGTCGCGCCACTCAGCGGGGCGGCGGTTCTTCATCCAGAAGATGCAGGCGGTCGTGTCAGGCGGGTAGTACTTGCGGATTGGCGTCTGCACAATCGCGCCCTGCACAACCCGGATGTCTACTTCCTCATGCTCGTATCCGTTCGCCCTGGCGTACAGGGATCGCTCGACACGCTCATCGGCTACTTCCTTGCCGACTTTTAGGGCCTGACAAAACGCCTCGTTCTCACCCTTCCAGCGGTACAGGGTGCGGACATCCACCTTAAAGAAGTCGGCCACTTCCATATCGGTGGCACCAAGCTTGCACAGCTTTTCTGCTTGAGGAATGAACTCCTCTTTGAACTTGCTTGGCCTTGCCATGTTCCTTGCCACTCCCCTGCGGGTTGGTGGCCCCTGTTGTTACGCGCCGAGGCCCGTAGTGATGTAGATGGTCCCCGAGCCTGCGGCCATGATTGCAGCCAGCCGGGTTGCGTTGTTCTTGGTAAAGCACTCCGTCTGCCCTGCGCCAATCGGGCGCATGGAGACCGTCGCCGTCTGTGCGGTCGTTCCCCAGCACACATGCACCAGGCCCGAAGTGCCGTTGTGGATGCGGACCTGGCTGTCCGTTGCGCTCATGGTCTGGAGTTCGGCGGAAGTGGTCGAGACGGCCAGGATGTGGTCGGCGTTCGGCTCAAAGACTTTGCTCATGGTGTTTCCTTGGGGATCAGGTGACAGCGCCGAGGAAGGAAGCCGCCATTGGGAAGTAAGTCGCTCTGACGCTGTACTCTGCGGCGGCTGGAATTACCTCGTTGCTAAAGCGGGTCCAGTACGCTTTTGCAAGCGTGGAGCCGCGCTCTTGGAAGAACACCGCCCCGGCCTGCGGAGAGGCACCAACAGCGTCCTCGATGTCCTCGATCCTGTACGCCACCCCGAAGCCCGTAGAGGCGCGGTAGATTGCAACCTCATTGGGGAAGCCGGGAACAGCGGTGTCCACGGTGGAGGCTTGCGTCTGGATAACGTCCCGAAAGCCGTTGCTGTACTTGATGGTATCCATCAGGGTAATGTTCGCGGCGCACATCGGAGCAAAGTAGCCCACCGAGCACAAAGCGTCTCGGGTCATGTTGATGGTGTGATCCACCGTCAGGCCGTTACTGTCAAACGTGTGCGTCAGGGTTCCATCCCACAGCTTGAAGCTGCCCCCAGCGTCGAAGGTAGAGTAAGCCTCATAGGTCTGCGTCACCACCAGGGATTGAACGGGAACACGCGCACCAAAGCTGCTTGTGTTCGTTCCGAGGGACACTCCATCTGCAGTGATGGCGGATGTGATGTTCCGAGCAGCCCCTGAGCGTCCTTCGTGGGCTAGCACCCAATCTTCGGTGACTGCCTCGCCGTTCGGCTTGGAGCGGATGGCGCACTCATAGACCGAATCAAGCGTCATCACCTCAAAGGAGCCTGTTTGATTCAGGAGGGCCGCTTTGGTCGTCACCGTGCGTCCTGCGTACACCACAGAACCGGAGATCCGGTGATAGAGCCAGCCGCGAGCCGTACCAGCGCCCCCCGAGGGAACGTGCGCCGGATCATCGCCTTGGAACACCGCCGTACAGGTATGCGGCCCGTCCGTGAGCCCCGTAGCCACCAACTGGGTAGCCCCAGCTAGGTCCGTGGCCGGGTTGATCGTCGTGGCGCTCCAGGTGCTGATGTCTACGATCTGCTGGCTTGGCAGGCCTGAGTCAATGGTGAAGCGCCAAATGCCGCCTCGGTTATCGCGGAAAGACCTAAAAGAGAGCTGAGTGCCTACGAAATTCAGCGTGAAGCTGTCACCAACTGTCGTCGTGTAGACGTTTGGCTGACTGCCAGTTGTGTAGGTGCCGGTCAGAGCCGATGCCAGAACATCCGCGCTCGGGATAATCTCCCCACCCTTGCTGCCAAACAGGATGAACAGGTCGTCCGCGTCCTGCTGCATCCGAAACTCGTAGCCCTTGCCGTTGATCTCGTACCCAACCCAAAAGCGATCAGTGTTGCCGTCGCCTCTGTAGTAGAGCCCTGCGACTTGGCTGGACGACTTCACAAGAGAGAAGAGGGAGCCGCCCCCTCCCGCCCTAAGTCTGCCGATGCCTCGTTGCATGGTGTCCTAAATGAAAAAAGCCGCCCGGGTTAGGGGCGGCTGAAGATTGCCAGGAGGGCAACTGCTGAAGGTTTGGGGCGCTATCCGTAGGTGGTGCCGATGCTGCTAGCTAGATACGCGATCATGCTGCGCGAGCGTTGGCCCGGGAGTGTGTGGAGTGACCCCAAAGACAAAAGCCCCGCGAGTGCGAGGCTTGAAAAACTGCGGAGGCAATTCCGCACGCCCAATGTCGCAGTTTTTGTCTTACTCTGCAATACGCCTATGTCTCACTTTTCCAGCGGTAGAACACCGGAGCGCCGCGAGATGCGGTAGGCGGGGTGAGCAAGACACTCCCGCTCGCCACAAGCGCCTCCAGTGCACGGAGAACCGCCTTGCGTGCTGCCCGGCGTTCCTTGAGGTCCAGCGTCCTCCCATTTGCCACGTAGCGCACGATCTGCACCATGCGGAAGTCACGGCCAGGATAGGCCCCCATGAGGTCGATGATTTCAGACGCGAACTTCAAAGGCTTCCTCCACGCGGCGCACCGCAGATTGCAAAAGCAGGTCGTAGCTATCCACGGTCAGCCCCATGCGGCGGGCTGCTACGTGCTTGCCGTGATTCCGGCCCGATGTGTGCCGCCCGGGGTATTCCGCCTTGAGGACGGCTCGCTCCGGTCCGGCTAGGTCGTCGTAGACCACCTGCACCTTGCGGGCGTGGCGGTCGTTCGGGCGGATGTGCGGGGCTTCCGGCATGTCGTCCGGGTTCCAGTCAGGAGGGGCGCGGTACTGGCTTTCCAGGCTTCCGCACTGAGTAGCGGGCAGAGGGTGCGGCCACTCTCCCGACCAGCACCAGCGGCTCCAATTCAACAGCTCCTCGTGGATGTGGTCAGGTATCGTCATGCGCGTCCCGTGAAACCGGGGTGATATAGGCGCTTCGCAGCCACGTATGCCGCATGAGCCTCCTCTGCGGTGTCGAATCTGCCCAATGGCACAGTTCGCCCATTGCACTGAATCTGAGCCAGAAAGCGACGCCCTTTGGGGGTAACACCTCTTAGACCTGCGGCCCCCACTTTCTTCTGACCGTTCTGCACGTTCAGTTGACGCGGCACATCGCGAAGATTGGCAAGCCGGTTGTCCGTGCGATTCCCGTTGATGTGGTCGATGTCGTTGTCAGGCCACTTTCCGTACACATAAAGCCAGGCCAAGCGATGCAGTCGGTACTTGACGCCTTTGATACCTGCTCGCAAATACCCCATTTCATCCAAGCCGCCGACCGGATCTCCAGCGAGAACCACGTTGTTGTAGCCGTTCGTGCGCCACGTAAACACGCCCGTTTCAGGGTCATAGGCTACGAGGGCTCGGAGCCTTTCAGCCGTCAGCTCCTCCTGGACGGCATCCGGTACTTGCCATGTCTCGTCCCGCTTCATTACAGATCCACCTCGTTTTTCAGCGCCCACAGCATGGCCGCGTGCTCGGCGCGGGTCAGTTCGATCACAGAGCCGGGCGGCACCACGGTGTACAGCTTCGCGTTCAGGCTGATAAGGTCGTCGGTGGTAAACCCGCGCCACCAATCCCGCAGCCTCGTTCTGATGTCCCGCTTCATGTGTCGCCCTTCCTCTGTTTATTTGTTGGAGTGGAGCCGGTCTATTCCGCCGCAGGAACGTCCACGTATTCCCGCTTCGGCGTGTAGGGGAAGGTGATCGGAACGTGACTCTTGCCGTTCGTGTAGGTGCAGCCGTTGGGCTCACGGAAAATCCGCCCGTCGATGTCGTAGGCTTGCCCGTTGAAACGGTCGGGTTGCTTGAAAACGTGCCCGCAGCGCTTGTTCTGCATCATCCCGTCGCCGTGGTCGAACCACTCATCGTCCGCGCCGGTCAGCGGGCCGAGCGGCTGAAAGCGTGCCAACAGGGTGAAAGTGTCAACGCACCACGACGCGGAAAACCCGCTGTGACCCTGCGCCGAAAAGATCGCGAGCAGTTGCAACAGGGCGTCTGCCATCCAGCGGTCGGGGCTGTCCTTGGGCTCTGCAAGCGCGTGACGCAATTCCATGCGGGCGTGGCGGATGCTGTTCGTTTCGCCGACAAGGCGCACCGCCAAGCGAACCAACAAGCCAACGGCCCATTGCCGCAGCCGGTCAACCTGACTCCGTAGACTCCAGTGGAAGCGCGAAGCTGGCACCGCTGCAATCATTCCTTCGTCCATGTTCTCTCCTATGTGCCAGGCAGGAAGGGAGCGCCTGGCGATCTCCGTTCAACCCATGAGCCCGGCAAACGGGTTGCCCTGCGTCTCTTTCCACCGCTTGTTTAGCTTGATGGCGGAAACAGTCGTGGGCGGGATGTTCAGTTCCCGGGCCAGCGCAGCCCCTGTCTTGTCGCTAGACCGGATGTAGCGGGCAATGCTCATATCCCTCTCGGAGCGCTCCCGAGACTTCAGCCCTGCGATGTGCCGACGCATCTGCGTGTCTGCCCGCTTGGCGGTCCTGCGGGTTGCCTCGCCCCGGGTAATCAGCTCCAGGTGGTCAGGGTTCAGGCACAGGCGGTTGCCGCACTTCGCCGTGACGTACCGGCCCTTCGGGATCTCGCCCTTAGCCAGAGTCCACACCTCGCGGCGAGGCTGGACGGTCTGCGTCGAGCGCGTGTCGCCCTTGCGGATGGTCAGCTTTGGCCTGCCTCCGCTGTCTTGGGATTGCGTCCACAGCATGCAGTCGCAGTCCTCGGCGCACCGTTCCATGAACCATTCCAGAGTACGCACTACGCGGTCCTCCAGACTCGCCAGCCCTCACGGCTCTTAAGCACCGAGAACTTCATGCCCGGCATCCGGGTAGCCGTCCAGCGGGCATGTTGGGCTCGCTCTGCATCAGGGATAAGGAAGCTCTGGCCGACCTGCAAAGCCCTCATGGTCTGCCGCTCCTCAGATGCTGGGCGTCCCTTGCGCATCGTCATGGGTACGCCGTCCTCTATCGTGTATGTGCTCATGCTTGCTGTTTCTCCAGTTCCAAAAGTTCCAAGGCGTCGTTCAGCAGGTCTTGCTGGTCGAAACCGTGATATCGGGGGAACGCTTTCGTCCCAAGACCGTGAACACCAGTGGCTCCGGTGTGATGCTCCACGCATAGCGGGATGAGCGTCTTGTAGTCACCCTTGCCCCATCCTCCGGTGCGCAGGTGATGCAGTTGGACGGGGCCAGGCGCGTGAGGGCCGTGGATGCGTCGGCAAGCCATGCAGCCAAGTTCGGCCAATCGGTTCTTGTGCTCACGCTCGTCCTTGGTCATGCCGCCTCCGCGTAAACCTCGACCCCACGGTCAGCGGCGGTCGCGTGCAGAAACTCCAGCCATTCGGAGAACTGCGATTTGGAGAACTTGCTTGTCCGCTGCCCGAGCATCACGAACCCGCCATCAAGGCCCGGCGCTACCCGGTTCTGCTCCTTGCGGAAGGCGGCGGTTAGCAAGTCTTTCCACTCGTCCGACGACAACCTCTCCATGCGACCATTCACCGGCCACACAAGCTGATCACTAAACGCTTGCAGAATCGGCCACTGAGCCGCGTTTTGGTCTGTGCTGCGCTTGGGCTCGTCCACCGTCACTGCGTACCCCGCAGGCGCGTCCTGTACCGCCCTGACAGCGTTTTGCCGGGCGAGGTCGTGATTGAGAATGAAGGTGCGCTTCACGGCCAGCACGCCCACTTCTCGCGGACATGAAAGACCGCCTGCTCCCAAGTCGCTTCCCGGTAGCCGCCGTCCACAGTCCGAATCAGCGCCTGCCACGGTTCACGCGAGCGGCGATAGAAGACGATGGGCTCACCCGTGCCGTGCGCTTCGGCCTGACGGACTGCTTGCGCCCACCAAGTAGGCCGGGCTAACCGCTCCTGTCGCTTGATCTCCACCGTAAAGCCTTGCAACTCCAGGCAGTCAGCGCCGCCCTTGCGGGCTTGGTCTACGTTGCGCGTGACCAGCACGCCAAGCTCATCGGAGAGTAGCTTGCACAGCTCACGCTCGCCCACCTGGCCCTTATTTCGGCTGCGTGCGCCGCTCATTCCAGACCTTCCGCGCCGCCTGTATCTCCTCGCTTGCAGGAGAGAACCGGGGGCATGTGTGCTGCGGGGGTAGAAACTCCCACCGTGGGCCGAGCAGGCACAGCGCAAAGCCGTGCCGAGCCATCTGCCCGCTTTGCTTGGGGGACCATTGGGAGCAGAGGAGACAGGCCATTCATGCGGCCTCCTTAAACTTGAGCAAGGGCGACAAGTGCCGCGACTGCCACGCTTGGAACTTGTCCGTTGCCAGCGGCTGCAATGCGGTCCATCCGATAGGCCAATCCATTAACCACTCCTGCGCTTCCGGGGTCACTTGACCAAATACCGTCCTCCAGGCCCTGCATGAAGGATGCTTTTGCATGGAAGGAGCGCAGTAGTTCCCTTGGGTCGTCGGCGTATGCAAGTAGCCAATGCCGCTCCCGAATGTGGTCGCCACCCAGGTCTTTCGCGGCAAGGGAAATCGCTCGGGTTTCGTAACCCATCTCGTCGAGGTCATCTGCTGCGCGGTCAATTGCGCGTCTTTGGACGTTCTCGGCAAAGACGTACCGGGGAGCGACATCTGCCACGATCCGTCTTTGCTCCGGCCAGAGATCGTCCGCAGTGTTTTTCCCCGCAGCCGCAGAGGAATAGGCTTGACAGGGAAACCCGCCAGATACGATGTCAACCACCCCTCGCCAGGGCTCTCCGTTGAAGGTGCGGATGTCGCTCCAGATGGGGAAGGGCTCAAGGATGCCGTCATCCTGACGCCGCTCAAGGATGCGGGCTGGATAGTCGCTCCATTCAATGGCGCAGACTGTTCGCCACCCAAGGAGCTTTGATGCGAGCAAGCCGCCCCCAGCGCCCGCGAAACACGCCAGTTCATTCATCCCTCATCTGCTTAACCGGCAGGCGCATTGCTGCAAACTCGCGCAGCCGCTCCTCCAATTTGCTGACCAACCACGCATTGCGGGCTGCTTCGTCTTCGGGGTAGTGCCTCTCGCTCAAGGCGCGAAGCGTCTCGATCTGCTGGTTGATGGGGGTCATGCGATGCTCCTGATCTGCCGCTGAAACTCGGTCACGCTGCCGTAAGCAGCACGGCGCATGTAGTTGACGGCCCAGCGCACCGCATCGCGGCTATGCCTGCGGCCATCGGTCAGGATCTGGAAGGCGGCAGCGGCAAGCCGCTCCTCGATGTTGGGGGTGGTCATGCTTGCTCCTCGGCACAACGGCGGATGGCCTCGGCCAGCTTGAGAGCAAACGCCTTGTTGATCGTCAGGCGGACAGAGCCCCAGTACTCGACGTTCTCCGGCGTGGTCGTGCGGATCTCGACACAGCCCAAGCTATCGGCGTCAGGGCCAACTTCGATATAGGTTCCGCGGTCGTCGTCGTAGACGCGGCGGATGGTTTCCAGGCTCACGCGGTCGTCGTTCATGCTGCAACCCTCCGGCAAAGCATCCGGTCCAGCCGCAGCAGTTCTGCGACTTCATCGCCACCAGCACACGCAACGGCGTTGGCAATGGCGCGTTTGAGCGGGTTCAATCCGGCGTTCTCGGCTTCCTCCCGCTTGGCGAGCGCTTCCCGCGCCTTCTCCAAGGCTTCGTTGCGGCGCTTGTCGCGCAGCTCCTGGCTCATCTCCAGCATCGGAGCCGACACAGGCGGGCGGTACACCTCGCGGGGCTTGGCGGCAGCGCACAGGGCCACGAACTGCGGCAGGCTGGGGGGAAACTCCGGGTGCGCCGTCATGCACCGGCCAAGCGCCGTCTTAACGTGCCCAGCGTCGAATTCCCGCAGACCATGCGCCCACACCTGGCGAGCGCTGACCACGCCGGAATCCTCTCCGCTCTCCGTCTGTTCGCCAGACGAGAACTTGGACAGGAACAGGTTGCCGTAAAAGCCGTGCATGACCTTGAACACGTTGTTCACGGCATCGGTCGGCAGGGCTTCGCGTTGCGGGCGGAATGCCGCGCTCGGGTCAATTGGTTTCAGCATCGATGTAGTCCGGGGGTTGTTGCCCGAAAATCGTTCGGGCGGCGGCGGCGTACTTGCCGGGGGCGGGGGGGCGGGAGTTGTTCTTGGGCTTCCGGTCGGCGACGTAGATGGCCTTGAAGCCACGCCAGGAGTTTTCGGTGCTCTCCCGAATTGCCTGCTCCAGCGTGTAGCCAGCAATTCCCGCCTCGCGGATAAACCCACGGATCGCCGTCACCGTGATCGGGGCTTTCTGTTTCGTGCGAAGCCGTTTGAAGTCGCGCAGCAACTCCGGGTCAAGTCCGGCCAGCAACTCATCAACCTCTGAGGGTTCTTTGATGGTTTCTGATGGTTCTTGATGGTTAGTGTGACTCTGTGTCACGGGTCCCGTGACAGGCTGACACTGGTCCGGTGACTCTGTGTCACGGGTGGGTGACACTGTGTCAGGGGTGACAGGCTGGCACTGGTGACTTTGTGTCACTGGTTCGGAGTGGTTTTCCGGGGTAATTAGGTAGCTCGTATGCCGCCCCTCAGTACGAATCGCGCGGATCACTTGGGCTGCTTCTAGTTCTTGGATCGCGCGGATAACGGAGCGGGAGGACAGGCAGGTACGTTGAGCGAGGGTGCTGATGGACGGCCAGCACTCCCCCGCATCGCTGGCGTGGTCGGCCAAGGCGATGAGCACCGACTTGGCTGTCGGCGGTACTTGCAGTGGCCAGCAAAGGGCCATGATTCGATTGCTCAAGTGAACTGCCTGATTACCTCGCCACCACCAGGCGCATATCGCCAGGCTCAATCGGCGGGGTGTCCGGGAGGTTGAGTGCTTCGCCGTTATAGATCCACGTTTCCTCGTAGTCGTCGGGAAACTGAGGGGTGGGAGCGAAGTAGCGCCAGTCGCATTGAGTGAAGGCCAGAACACCCTCGTAGTTCTCAAAAGCGTTCCACAGCCAATTCATATGGGCCGGGCCAAAGCAAAAGAACTCCCGGGAGTTACTGGCGCGGTAGTCGGCCATCTCCGAATGGAAACGTCGCTCGACTCGCTGGAAGTCGGCTACCTCGATGTAGAGCAACACCCGAAACGGGCGGGGCACCCCGGATGCGTTTGACAGCTCCCTGGCGCGAGCGTGGGGGGCGCGCTCCGTGCAGCCGATCTTGAAATGACAGGGCATCGCTTCATTGCCCAGCAGATAGACGAAGCCGTAATTCATGCTTGCGTCCCCATGCTCTCCAGGAGCCCATGCAGCCGTCCGATGCGCTTGAAGTACCTGCGAGCCATCTGGACATCGCCGCGAGCCATAGCGGCCTGCATGAGGACGCAGGCGCGGTCGATGATCCCGGCGAGGATTTCAGGCGTCAGGGCGTCGTCGCGGTCTTGCAGGACTTCGCCTACGCCATGAGGAGGAGCTTTCTCGCAACCCGTCGCGCTTGCAATGTCGCAAACTACTGAAAAGTTGGGAGAAGTCCGCTCGATGGAACGGACAGGAGTTGCGGTAGCTGCGTAGGGCATTGCGGTTACTCCTGATGGCTCTGCGCGACCTCGGTAGGCATGGATGCGGAGATCCAGAAGCCAGCCGCGTTCTTGC